GCCTGTTTCTGAATCGAAGTGGACTGAGGTGTTGCCAGACTTCCAATCGATGTTGGCGTGGATGGCAGCGTTCATCTGAGTTTCGATCTTTCGCATGATGTAGAAGAGAAGAGAGTTTAGAGAGCGTGGAAGGTGTTGCCCCCTCCACTCCTTTAATATACACGATTTTGGGGCGCTGTGCCGTCTCGTGTGCCACTAGTTCAGCTGGCACCTTGTGGGGTGTCTTTGCTCTTATTGTTGATACGCTGCATTAATGCGGCGAGTTCTTTCATGCCGTATTGATTTAAAACCATGTCTTTGAATTGTTTCTCATCATAATCTTCATAGTATTTTGACATACTATCATAGGCAAATTGTCTGAGATAGTCTTCATCCCATGAATCAATAATACTATCAATGAAAGTATCTTTCATCGAGTTAAGTTCTTCTTGTTCGTTCATTGTTGTTTGGAGATGTTGTTTAATCAAAGACATATGTATTACTGCTCTCCAAACATTTCATCGAATAGGTTATCACAATCGTTGGCGAGTTCTTTACGCTCTCCTTCGTAATCAATCATATCGCGCATAGAAACTAGCTTTGATTGTTCTAGTTTGAGTTTATCCATTTCGACATTGATATAATGGAGTTTTGTATTGATGTCAATTCTGTCGAGTCCATCAACAGCGGTGACATTATGAATCATGCCGTTGATTGTAACTTTCTTGTCTGAGATTGTGTGTGTCATTTTGTTAGTTTCGTGGCAGAAATCAGTAAAAGGTTGAAATACTTCGTCAATGAATGTCATTAATCGTCGAGTCCTTGAGTCGCGTCAAATGTGTTGTAAAATGAATCCCATGCAGTTTTGTTCTCTACAAATCCATCGATATTCAACATATCGCAAACCCAATCATATGCCATATCTAAGTCAGCGTTTGTTTCATAAACAAACATATCCATCTGATCCATGATATCCATCCATCGGTCTTGCTGTTCGGAGGGTGTGAGAGAGAAAATTGCTGTTGACATTTTGGTTTGGTTTCTTTTGATTGATCTAAGTATGGCAGGGATTGAGGCAAAATGCAAGGGTTTGTGGACACCTTGCAGAGTGTCACGCTGCTTTTTTCAGGTAGATTTCTGCGAGCCCGATCAGGGATCCATCTTCGACCGTGGTAGGCAGTGGAGCAGTGTTCCACTTGTGGAAGGTCTTGCCCTCATCGCCTTCGTTCATGATATCTTCGATTAGGTTTCCTGTGATCGCGATGACGCGGGAACCTTGGTAGATTGCTCCGTAGTGAGTGGAGAGAATATCGATCGCTTGTGTTTTGTTCATACTGATAGTATGGCACAAAAAAAGCGGTTTCGCAACCGCTTGTGTGACACTAGCTCAACTGGCAGGGATCTCAACAGGTTCGGGATCTAAGTCGTTAAACTGATTCATCTTTAAACATTTCCATTCTCCTTTTAATGTCATGATGTATGCATACTCTTCATTATTATCTTTCGTAAGATAATCAATCATCGAATCATCAAAACGAGGTGCATTATCTTCAAGTTTCTCACCTCTCGCAGTGTAATACTCAGGAGAATATTCACCCTTTGGGAGTTTATTGCCCCAGACTTCATCTGCCCAACATGTTGACATATTGCCACCATTAATCAATTCACCAGCTTTCTTGCGGGAGTTGTATTGCTCTTGCAATGTAACACCCAACCACTCAGGATATCCGTCCCAATGATGATAAGCAGAAAGCACAGTATTGTGCTGGAGCTGAATACCAATGCGAGCGCGAGTTCCCATGAATTGTGTTGATTTGTTTGACTCTCTTAATATACATGATTTTGGTGCCCTGTGGTGGTTTTGTGGACACCTTGCCAACTGTCACACCACACCTAGCAGACTATCCCATGGATTGATTATGATACTATGTCTATATCCTGAATATCTCTCAACATAATGTTCAACGCCAGGTCCAAACATAACGAGTCTATTTTGTACTGGTTCGATGTGTGAATCATCTTCAAAGAATAACCTACCACCAACAACATCATGAACATCAAGATAATAAACTGTTGTCATGATAGGGTATTTGGTGATACCCATATTCACACAAAGCTCATCTTTATCATAATGCCAATGCCCAGGACGATCATTCAATTGCTGCCACATTTCATAGGCAACAGCATCACTCAAATCCCAATGTTTATGAACAATATTAAGAATGGGATGAAATACTACGATCTCATCCCATGTTAATTGAAACCCGTATTCGTTATGATTAACTAGATTATCTTTGAATAAACTGCTATCACGAATAACTTGGATTTCTTGCTCAGTTAAAACATTATCAAGAACGGTTAGGTTTATCAATGTCTAAACCTTCTGACTCGGAGTTGTACCAAAAGTCGTCCCAATCGTTAACGGAGTTGGTCACATCTTCGATACGATTGTCGAGAGTCCAAGTAGGATCACCCGACACGATTCTAGCATTTTCTTCAAATTCTTCGGGAGTCATTTACAATAAGAGGGATCAACTTCACAGAACTGAGATTGTCTTTTCTCAGTGATTTCTTTCATATCATTACCAAGTTCAATACAAAGTAATGCACCTAGTAACATGATCACGCAAACAAAAACTACTCTCATCTCACAATTTCCGCGAGAGCATTAAGTACGGGCTCTAAATCCCGATCTTCATCATCACTCAAATCGATATACATCTGTTCCACGCACCATAGCAGAGTATCTGCTTGAGATTTAGTTACTTCAATTTGTGAAGTGATGGTTTTCATTAGTCAGTGAAAGAATTAGGATCAGTTGTATTTAACAGGGTTAGCAAGAACACGCATAAGCACCATTATAAAGTTGTGGAATGGTGTGCATATCTGTCACTTCATAACCATAACCTTCAACGCGGGAATCAATTTCACGAGTCATATCACGCTGGTTGATATAACGCTTTGACTGAGTTGATCCTGCGAATGTAAGGGTCTTAAAGATGTGACGAGTGTTGATAGTTCCATCCGCAAACTTGACGGGATAGAAGTCAACGACCATGTTGCCATCTTTGGAAGTGAGTTGCATGGGGTGCCTTGCTGATGAATTAATTATAGAGCATCAGAGCCCTAGATCAACCCAAAGTGTACGGTTCATGAACTGGCACAATGGTGGTGAACCGATTCCGATAATCGTAACTATAATTATACCTGCTGCCAGTAATACCCCACCCCAACCAATTATAAGCATGTTTCATATAATATGCAATAGATTGATCAGGAGTTTTCAAGTGGATTTCAAAATTAACAAACTGTCTCTCATTAACCATGTAACGGAGTTGTGTAATTATATGATCTGGGTTTAAGTTATACTTTCTTGAAAAGTTGCCCAATCCATCATATCTGTCTGCTGTAGTCCATTGAATCAAACCAAACCCACCTTGCAAACAATTCTTATAACCTGTCATCGATCCACCTTCACAAACAAGATGCTTAAATCGGGATTCTTGTTTGATGTTACCCATGACAACTGCAAGAGCATTGATATTACGGATTCCACGGTGCTCTTGTAAGAAATTCAGAGCAATTCTCTCAACTGGTGAACAATCAAGACACACAACAATTGGAGCTGGAGGTGAAGCGTAGATCATAAAAATAACTTACTGGATGAGATACAAAGTAGAAAGGACAGCATGAGAACAACATCCCATGATTTAGTTCTGATGAAATATGGCACTGATATTGCATCGGCAAACAACATCATCATAGCACCTAGACTAGCACTGATATGCAATATTGTAAAGTACGAAATGATGACGAGAGCACTACCGAAAACCCTTGCAATCACATCTATTTTCATGCCATTTCCCTCTTGATATTCTTCTCGATTTCCTTCAACCAACGCGCTTTACCTGGTGTCTTTGATGTAACCACCACAGCATTGTTTGGTCCATGCCATGTATAGTGGTTGCCGTTACGATGCAGCACAAACTCATACGATTTCATGAGTTTTCTCAAATCTTTGTGGATTTTGACAGTCATGATCAACGGATGTAGAGATAACCACCGGCCCAATCTGCACGAGCGAGGCAATTTTGACGCGATTCAATCGAAAGAAGATTGTAACGCACTCCCTTGGCAGGTGCTTTGAATGATGCTGCTTTGAATACCTCACCACTCTTTTGATCAACAAAAGCGTGGACTGAGCGAGAACCAGCACCAGTCTCCATGATCAGCTTATGGTACTTGCGACCCGATTCAATGTAGAATTTGTAAGCAGGTCTCGTGCTGCAATCGTAGACCCGCTTAAAATCGTCTGTAAGGCGCTCGCACAGCGCCAAGCAATGATCCCTGACCATGCCTCGGATCGTCTCTTGTGCTTGCTCTTGCTGTAGGGTCATGAGGGTGATCCGTGTTTACCCTCATATTATAAAACCCCACCGCTATAGCGGTAGGGTTCCTGTGCCAGTTCTTGGACTGGTATGTTTTTCTAACTTTTTACAGAGCTTTATGGCAGACTGAAAGTTACGGCAGGTCTTTAATATGTTCCCGCCGTGTATAACTACGAATTTTCTGCCATTACTAGGCACCGCAGCGACCATTCCATCCTTGCTGACATAACCAGACCATGGATTTCTCGCTTCAAGAATTCTTGTGTTTGTATGATAAAAAGTTTGATAATTCAAATGTCAATTAAGTGATGAAGGCACAGTAGTCATAACCCTCTCAATTCTATGAGTAGGGTTTGCTGACTGATAGTCAGTTTCGGCGGTAGTATTATCAGATGCAACGACTGTTGCCTCTAAGAGAGGACCAGATCCGTTAACTCTGTAGGAGATAATATGCTTATAGTATGCCATTAAACTTTAGGTGTTGTCTTGATTGATACAACAACAGCACCAGGTACTTCAGCTTTAAGAAGTCTTTCTGCTGAAGACTTGGAGTTTTTAGCATAAGTTTTTGCCAAAGTTTTGCCACCACTAGTATAGGTGACTTCTTGATTGTAACTTGCCATTGTACTTAGTTTATGCGAATGAGTGTGCGGGGAGACCATCAACAAAGATAAGGTCAATAACTTTCTGGAGACGATTGCGGGTCGCCAGTGATGTTTTGCCCGATAGAGGCACAGTCACAACACCATGAGATTTGCGGTACTGTGAGAGATTACCAGGAGTAATCTTGCCCTCAGCAATAGCTTTAACATCATCACTATGTAGGCGAATAACACGCCCAATCGTCTGCGCCATCTCAATTACAGGCAGATTACGCAGTAAAATAGTGTGTGTCAGACCAGGAACATTGATACCTTCAGAGAGAATAGAATAATGGAAGATGATAAACTTCTTGTCATCATCTTTGCCCCACTTCGTCAGAGTATTGAAGAACTCTTGACGACTGACTTTCTGACGATTGACATATGCACCATGCTTAGATGTGATGTGCAGGATGTCATAACCTTTGGCATTTAGTTCTGCAAGAACATCAGTTTTAGACAACATGTTCCACAGAACACGAGTATTAGGAGCAGCAACTAGCACCTTTGCAGACTCTGCCTCAGACAAATCATCAACAACATCGATAAGCAGGTCACGATCTACCTCGTGTGCATTCTCTTTAGTGCGAACAAGTTCGGACTCATGAACAACAAGCTTAGGTGGAATGATGCTGCCATTGTTGACGAGTTCAGGGGCAGGAACGAGCACAAGATCATCACCGAACACGACACGATTGTTCATGCCGTTAGCATAAGGATTGCGACTGAATTTAGGTGTGGCAGTGAAGAAATATGCAGATTCTGCTGCCATAGATGTAGCAGCAACACCGACAAAATGATTTTTCTGTGTTGCATTGTGTGCCTCGTCACAATACAGAACATCAACATCGATGCCACTATCAACAATCTTATGCAGACTGTGATAGGTAGTGAAGATTAACTGATGAAAGTTACCACGGCAGACAGCATTATGTGATGCAATCTGTGCGACTTTAGTAGCACGATAGGCATCAACCTCACCGCTGTGAACATGCATAACAGCACAACTCACCTCACCGTTGAGATAACTATGAAACTCATCATAGAGTTGCACTGCGAGAAGAATACGAGGTGCAACAACTACAATTGTTTGTTTTTTATCAGACTGAAATCGACGCTTGCAATCTTCCATCATGATGACAGTCTTGCCACCACCAGTAGGAACATAAACGCAACCTTTGTTGGTTTTCTCGATTGCGTCAAGTGCTCGCTGTTGATGAGGACGAAGTTGCATCATGTTTTGTCGCTTATGAAATAATTATAGCAGGTCCATATCCTTGCGTCTGTGTCTGTGTGACGGTTCATTGACTGACCTATACCATGGGTGCTCGTACTTTTTATTAATGTTATTCTCTTCCACCCATCTTTTCAAAGCATAATATCTTTCTCTCCAGATGTCAGCTTCAGATTGTTCCTGATTTTTTATTGAAGTTGTACTTAATGACATACTCTTCGTGTTGTTCTCCAGAACTTTGTACTATTTTAACATGTTCGATCCTATAATGCGGATCTAACATATTGCCAAGTGTATGTAGTTGCCACATAATTTCACTGGCACCTCTAGTATCTTCGTTACTCATTCTGTTTACTCATACTCTGATATGTATCAGGTTTAGTTAAACTCCAAGAACCATCTTGATTATCAATCCATTGCAATACATCACCCTCTTTCCATCCCATCTCTTCTAAGAAATAGGGAGGGAATGTAAGCACTCCATCATCATCAACAGTAAGTGTAGTGCTCATGATTTAAGAAAGAAATTGCCAGCAATAGAAACTCTGTAGTCATCAGATGTGTAGAAAGGATATACACAATGATGCATTTGTGCAGGGAATAACAACATCGTATTTTCAAATGATTTGTCTATTGGTAATGTAACAGCACTTAAACCTCCCATAGTATCCTGATAGAAAAGTTCAAATTTACCATTACATGTACCAGTCTCATCCTCTTCTTCTCTATTATAGGGCACTTTTAACCATATTACAAAGCTAAAGATGCCTCCATGATTATGTACTGGATTATATTCGTATTTCTCCTGAAAGTTTACCCAGGCATCAGGTAGACAGAAATGTGTATCATCTAAACTTACATTATATTTGTTGGTTAGAAAGTTCTTCTCTCGTGAATATCTCTCTACCAATGGCATCAACAACGATTCTAATTGTTTGACGCAATTATCACTCAGCTCATATTGTTTCTTGATGTGACCAACCAACTTGTAACTAGCATCTTTTGCTGCATTGAAATCATTTTGTATGATACTAACTTCATTCAATAGAAAGTCAATATCACTCAATTCATGATGAACAACACCATAAGTGTCTAGTTGCAATAGATTAGTCATGCAAATGCTGCTTGTAATGGATTTAGATTAAGTTGCATTGCAGTAAATGGTGTTGTATCGTCTATATTTACTTCAGCACCTACTTTATTTTTGTTGATGGGGGCATGGTAAGTGTGCGTAGTGCCTCTCTTTGCTGTTGTCTTTGTTTTACAGAATCCCCAAATTGTGTGATGTGGATTATTGCCATTAAAGAGATACCCAGGACGATATACAAGGAAAATTGCAATGACATTACTTTTGAACTGAACTTTCTCGTAGAAGTAGTCATCTGTTGGTGGTTCATGAATAAAATCAAGTGGGAGTTCAAGTGTCATAATACAGACCGAGTGGGAAACCATCCGATGTCATACAGTATTCTAGTATCTGCGGTGTTGTCTTGCCTCTCACCTGGTGTCAGTTCTTTGACCGGAAGATGCCCCATGCCCATCTTGTCTGCGAGCTCTCTTACACTGACAGCGGTGCCCGTTCCGACTGATACAGGACCTCTGACGGTGCTCACAGCGAGGTAACGAATGGCACGGCATACATCATGAACATGAATCCAATCTCTTGTGTGATTGGTCACATAAGTTGCAGTTTTATCCTCTAGCATTCTATACATCATATCAGGGCGACTGTCCTCCCCGTATACTGTCGTCAATCTTAGACCAATGGAGCGAGGTGGTGCCATGACTTCATTGATCCATTTCGTCATCGCGTATGGATTCTCCCAATACTCACCATCTACAGCACTAGATGATGCATAGATCAGCAATGTGTTGGTATCTCTACACCAATTAAACAACTTCCGCGCCTTTTCTACATTATTATCGTAGAACTTATGCGGGTTATCTAAGCTTTCACGAATATTTGCAAACGCTGCCAGGTGGATGACCAGATCATAGGGTCCGCGATTAAAATTGGCAATATCATCAGGAATATCAATTCCATCAACACATTTGTCTCCTAATTGTTCTTGCCAATCAGCATATACATGTCTACCAATGAAACCTTTGTATCCTGTGACTAATACTTTCATCCTTCTTCTTTAACCTCCCATGATCCACCAACACCACCATCCATGTTGACAATAATATCTTGCTCTCCTACAGGGGTATATGGATGCTGAGGTTTGTGCTCTCTATCCATAGGTTGAGACTTGGTATTGTCATCCTTAGATAGATTTTTAAGCACAATGAATGCATCTTTATTATACTTACGATCACCTTTTTGAGATGCCCATTTCTTATTGTATCCCTCAGTTTGTTCAATGCCACTCACCTGAGTGCCACCAATCTCCAGGACAATATCATCATTTTCAATATCCCACCCCAAGTACAACATAGTAGCGTGGAAGTCATCGTAAGTAAGCATTAGCCGAAACCTTTTTGTGAACGAGATTTTTGTGATGGATTGTCTTTATCTAGCACTTCAATTCGATCAAGAAATAGTCCCCTATTCCACCAAATCTCATGCGCTTGTGCCCAGTTGTCAACTACAATTTCATCACCATTCTTGGCAATGATCTTGTAGTTATGGCGATCATAAAGACCGTCACTAGTTTGTGAGAAAGTCGGTGTCATTGGTGTCATTTTACGGCGCTCAACTGGGTCAAATCCTCTACCTTTAACAACTGCACTCCATGGTGCATATAGTGGACCATCATAGTCTTTAAAATTTTGCATTGACACTAACTACCGTAGCGTTAGGGTTACGAGCTAGTGCAACTTGCTTTGCTTCTTGATAGTCGCGAGCATATACTTCTTCTTTGAAGACTGTGCCTGCGACGAATAGAGTGACTTCATGTTTCATGATTAATTACTGATAAATGTGGAACATCATGCCGTGGTAACCTGAATTATACTTCTTACCAGACCCTTTCATTTGCAGATGAAACAATTTGAAACCATCAGCGGTGCGAAACTCTAGAGTTGTGCGATTAAGTTTCCACTTTCCACCTTGACATTGATGAGCTAGATCATCGATGTTGATGATCTTCATGTCATCTGTTTTCTTGTTGCGCCACACCATTTTAGTGACAGGCATACCATCATCAAGACCACGACGCACGATGACATTGAAGATCTCCATCTTATAGGCGTTCATGAAGTTCAGGAAGGCGTCCTGAATACCTTGAGGGATATTGTCAGCGTAGACACGATTTTGACGGATCTCAGCGTCACTCAGAGGCAGATCCTTATGACGCAATGCGACAGTTGACATGCCAAAATTGTTAGGCACACCGAAGAACAAACGAATGAAAAGAGCTGGAAAAGTATCTTCTAGATCAAAATACTCCATGAATTTGCGAGAAGAAAGCAGAGCAACTTGTGTGTGGTTCTTGCTTACATTCTTGACAGAATATGCAGTAGTTGAATCATTGTCATAGATGTCAACTTTAGTCTGTGGACGACCATCAGTGACATGATCACCACCGAACATCTCGTTCATTGTGGCAGTCAGATCACGCTCATACTCGTGCCCTTGTGCCTTTGCCAGTCGTCCTGCTTCAACAGCGTTCATGTTGCTTTGCTTGTTATCCATATTATAGCAAATAAAAAGGGGAGCTTCACGCTCCCCGACCAGTTCTTAGATTGTCACAGTCCGACGATACGGTTGGGATCGTCACCGAACTCACCTTTGATCTGAGGATAGAATTGATCCTTATCAAAGGGGAGTTTCCAATCATTGTTGAGCATGTAGAGCGACAATGACTTGCAGATCATACGAAACTCTTCCCACTTGTAGTTTTGAGTTTCGCGCATTGCTTCAATATATTCCTCATTATCACCTTTGTTCTCAAAGTGTTGCACCACCTTGACAACTCTACCCCGCGCATGGTATTCCTTCATCAAAGCATATACACGATCTTGGAAGTAGTGATAAGGGAAGGAATAGTCAACATCAACATCATCAACACATTTGGTGCTAAGCCATTCCCTGCACTCATTGTCACGCCAAGCAATAGTCTTGGTAGGAACATCGCATCCCTTGATAACATTACGAACAACCTCATTCTTATCTTGGGTTGCCATGTTAGGAGCTGATTCAAACACAAAGTCACGAATAAGTGATTCTTCCTTTTGCATCTCACCTGCTGCAATCAGGGAAGCACAGGAATATTCAATATCTTCCTTTGTGTGCGATTCTTGAGGCAAACCGTCGTTCTCTTGTTGCAACCAAACTTCACGGTTATATGCAGCAGAACGACCCATAGTTTCGATGAAGTCAACCTCATCAAACCATGCACCATCAGTATATCCATTCAAGAAATCTGACTTCTTACGGGTAATGCCATTCTCACCTTTCCAGTAGAAAGTTTTACCATTAATGTCAGTAATGACAGCTGGTGAGATGGCAGGTAGGGGGCAAGTTGCATCAATACCTTGTGCTCTAGAGTTAGCAAGACCTTTGATATTCTTCTTACTAGATCCTCTCTTGCGAGCAGGGTTCTCTTCAGTTTCGCCCCAGTAAATATCTTCGTAGTTATGGTAGTTACGACCGAGGTGCTTAACACCTTCTCCACCCTTGAATTCATAAGAGAAGAAATCCGCATCAATGTTACGGAGTTCATTGTAAGGAACACGCCCTGCTTGCGTGTCTTCAAAAAACATAGTCATAGTAGTTAAGTCAGCGCCCATTGCGCTTCATTTGTTTACCTCCATATTATACAGCAAATATGGGGGCTGTGTCAACTGTGTTACGATTCCGTCACATCTCAATTGGGTCTAGGTTGATCTCACCAAACGGTTCGGGCGGCAGGATAGGATCAGACATAACAGGGAATTTATCAGCATATGGTGCTCCTAATCCCTTGATAGCTTCAATGAAGATCTGATAGTTACTTCCTACAGTTCTATAAATTTCATCAGAACCTTTGTCAGTCATTCTCATCTTAAGGTGACGAGAATTCTCTGATTGGCGTCTGAAGTAATCCAGTCTAATATTTTCATGAATAGGAATATAGTCATGAGAATAACCATCCTGATATACTTCTCTTCTCTCTACATCATGGAAAGTTCTATCTTCTAAGAATCTACATGAATCTTCTCTAGTTTTTACCCAGAAATCAGATTTGTATTGTGCTCCAAACTGACAATAGAAAGCGAGAGTTGTTGCATAATCTTTCTTAGCATCTTCCCATCTATCTTCTACTTCAAGACGCTGGAAGTTTGAGAATTGTCTATCAGGATCTTCATAGAGGAACATTGAAATTGCCTCTGATAGATCTGCCTCTGGATATGTCTTGAATCCTAACAATTCATCATTAAATCCTAAAGCGCGACCACTTCTAGCATATCTACCACATGGATGAATGCAGTAATCAGAGATATTGTGATCATGATTTGTTTTTTTGTATGAGCAATGCTTCTTGATTTCGCAATGCTTGTTGAAGTCTGCTACAGCTTCTTTCTCTGTAGTAATTTCATGATCATATGAATATACCCAGGTCTGTGAATCAGCAGTAGGAATACCAGTCAGATAACCATGCTCACATGCAACAAATGCAGTGTAATTCCAATCACCAGGAACTCTACGATTGACTGTCAGTGTTGTATCTGTAGGATTGTAGTATGCCTCATGAAAATCATTTTCAGTTCCCTCTGCGATACCACCTCTCACACAATCAACGACAAAATCAAATGCCTCACCGTCAATACTACATCCTTTCTTGTTAATTTTTAATGAGTTTACTCTCTTATCTACAAGGATTACATCACCCCATTTATGTTGCTTGGTGAAGTTATCCCAGAAGAAATCAACTAGTTTACCCTCATCGAGATGAATACTAGACTCGCTAGTATCATAGTAATTGAAAAAGTTATAATCTCTTCTAGCTCCAAACCCAATAAATTTCATGCCTAGTTTTCTCGTCGCATCAAATTTGCGATGGAAATCTACACAACTAAGAGTAGTATTATTACCAATTATACTAACACCTAGAGGATCCATCTGAATCCCAAAGTTTTCTACTTTATGACTACAATCTCTGATCCAATAGATGACATCATCAGAGTATACGCAGTCGATACCATTTCTAGCACCAACTAACTGGGTTAATGCTAGTACAGCATCAGCTCCAGCACCAATAATTGCAATTTTTCTGCTCATTTCAGAGACTATTACTTCAACCGTATTTATTAGTTCATAACAGGGAGGATATTATAATCTTCAATTCCCTGCTCTTTTAATTGATCAATCCACCACAGGACATCCTTATCTTCATAAAATACTGCCCTTTGAAATGATGAATAACCTTTCTTTGGACGCTTCCACTCAACAGCAAATTTCATAGTCATAAAAGCTACAGTGTGATGAACCCTGACAGAGTTAGTCTACTTAGAATCCCACTGCTTGTCAACAGTAATGTTTGCAATACGAAACTCATCATCAACAAACTTGAGCATTTTGTTGTTGTGGTGTGCAACATAACCCTCAGGTGTGGTAGGACGAGAACCTACAAATGTCTTGATAGACTTTTCTTTGTTGAGTTGCTTGAGAACCATCTGCTTTGCAGTACGGATACTGATGTAAGATGCAATCAAGAAGTATAGCTCTTTCTCATACTTTACGATGAACTGTGTGCCTTGTGCCTTAGCATCTTTCCAACGCTGAATAGCACGAGCACTTTTCTTAGATGCAATCTCAATGTCAATAGCTGTAGTATAATATTTGGCAAACTTAGCAACAATATCTTTTGTATTAGCAATCTTCTTATTGGCACGAATCTGCTCATTGAAGAAACGCTTGAGCATGAGATTTATGACAAATCTAGATTGACCCTGCAACAAAATGTTATCAAGAAATGCAGATGAACGCTTGAGTGAACCTTCTGCTACCCTGATAGTAGATTGAAAACTTACCGCATCGCGAGGATTGAATAGGGTAACACCAGTGGCATCAGCAAAATCCGCACTGGCAACAAACACATCTTTAGTAGAAAGATACTTAGGGGCTTGTTTTTGCGGTACAACTTGAGCAGTCTGGAGAGTATCTCCCTTATAAACTGTATGAAATACGATGCCAAGTTTGGAGAGATGAATCGCAGAAGCTTTTCTGGAACCCAAAGGAACAGCGTAAGTAATGGTATTAGGAGTAAAACAAATAACTCGGTTTCCACCGACAATACCGCTCCTTTTATCGTCTTGAGTGAATAGTAAGTCACCTTGCACAATACCTGAGATATTCAGTTGTGGAAGATACGCTAAGCAATCTTTGAGTTTGCTAGCAAGTTGACCTGTATAGAAACGATCTACATCAGTATCATCAAAACAAATCTTAGGACTAACTTTGTTGAATACAGACTTAGTGCCAATGAAGAAACGACCTGTGACAGGTTCTGTGCCACACACAATAGCAGGAGCACCATCCCATTTTGTAGTCACGCTGATCTCACTGGGAACACCAGTCAGCATGTGACCGAACTGACGCAGAAACGAGATGACATCTTTGCCACCAGTGGAACCGCTGTTGAGAATGTCGTCTTCTAGGTGCTCTAGGTGTGTGTTTTTCATACTCCTATTATAGGTTGCGCTCTTCCACTATGGTATGTATAGTGGACAGTTTGCCAGGTGTCACCTGAAAGCTGGACCGTTTGCCCATACCACCAATGATCTGCGGATGCCCTCTGTGACTGGCGTAACTCTATGCACACGATAGGAAGGGAACACGATAACATCTCCCCTATTATCTGAAGCTTCAACTATATTTCCATCGCTTATTTCTAGTCCACCACCATCATAGTCCTCAGGATCTGATAGTTGTATTGACATGGACAGTTTTCTAGGTGGTAGATCCGTCAGCATATTATTATCTACATGCCAATCATAGTGTGTGCCACTACCATCGTATACTGTGTATTGTAAATGCTCATGAAATCCATGGATATCATATTTCCAATACATGCCATTCATACATCTAAGAATTTTACCTAGACGCTGATATATCCACTCTGTGTCATCATTTAACTCTATCCATGATGTCTTTGATACTCTTATATTATCGATAACTCCAGGTTCTGTGGTGTTACCCACTACTGCACTATCTAAATCACAAGATTCACCAAGTTTGATGATCTTATCACATTCTTCAGGTGTAAATCCTTCATCCCAAGTTTCAAAACAAGTCTCGCCACCAAAACTAGGTGACGGACAAAGACGATAAATTGACATAATTTAGATCAGTAAATGTAACGAATGTCACCACTATTGGGGATAACTTGATACTTATCACCTTCGACAGCTCTACCAGCATCACCACCAGGACCACCCTGACGGGTTGATGGTTGACCTGCTATACCCCAGTCTCCACCGAAACCACCTGGTTCTCCAGCCTGACCGGGTTGACCAGATGTACCAGCATTACCAGGCGTACCAGGTTGACCAGTCTGACCTTGAGTACCAGGTTGACCAGCGGATCCAGGTTGTCCAGGAGTTCCAGAGGATCCAGGAGTTCCAGGAGTTCCAGGTTGACCACCAGCACCTCTAGATCCACGCCTACCTTTTTTACCCTTGCTGCCCCTACCGCCAGGTGTGCCAGGTGTACCAGCACTACAGCTTGCAGCGCCTCCAGGTGTACCTTGAGTACCGCGCTGACCAGGTGTTCCAGGTTGACCAGGTGATCCACTGCCACCACTTCCACCAGGTGTGCCACTACTACCAGGTGTGCCGCCCGTACCAGGTGTTCCAGGTGTTCCAGGTTGACCAGGTGTTCCAGCCTGACCAGGTTGACCAGGACCGCCACCACCGCCAGGTGTGCCAGGTTGTCCAGGAGTTCCAGGCGTACCTACAATATTTCCTGTCTTATAGTTCCATCCGCGACCAGGGGCAGCGATACCTCTGATACCCTTAATACCACCAGTACCATCATATCCAGCAGGACCGCCAACACCACCAGAGCCGCCTTGTCCACCCATTCCACCAGTGCCAGGTCCACCACCTGAACCAGCGCCACCGCCACCGCCACGGCTGCCACCGCCACCGCCGGATCCACCGCCGCCACCAGAACCGCCGGATCCTCCAGAACCGCCAGAACCGCCGGATCCTCCTGCACCGCCAGAGCATCCCTTCCTTCTCTCACCAGTAGCTCTCTGCTGGAAGTATGATACTGACTGATAACCACTCCGCTCCTGCTTAGGACCACGACGCGGTTTTGGCCAACCTCTGTAACTCTTTCTCCTCTTTCTTCTATTTCTTTGAGAATTTCTGTTCTCTTTCTGTTGTCTTTGTCTAAATGATTGTCTTTGTTGACCAGAACTACCAGGTGATCCATTGCCACCAGGGCTACCGCTACTACCAGATCCACCTGATCCGCCACTACCACCAGGTGATCCACTACTACCATTTGATCCAGGGGATCCATTTTGTCCACCAGCACCAGGTGATCCATTAGGAGACCTACCGAAGGAAGAACCAGGTGATCCAGAAACACCAGTGGTAGCAGTGTTTCCATCAACACCAGTGAAACCATCAGATCCAGGAGCTCCGCCACCACCACCAGCATAGATTCTGGCGTCAGTACCCTCACACTCTACAAATACCTTTCTAATTGCAGGCGCACCAGGGTTAGATACTGAAATAGCATGACCACCAGGTTGACTAATTGCACCACCAGCTGAATACACACCATAAGATGGTGGTGCGTTGTTTACATATACATTCAGGTTTGATGATGCCTGGTTAGCAATGACAGCAGGAGTTGCTACTGTACCACTTACAATCCTACCTTTAATTTTGAGGTATTTTGATATATTTTTGTTTAAATTTGAGTTCCAGTCAACAGCGACACTAGGTGTAGTTGGACTGGATAGTGTAGTTACATTAAAGTTCTCTTCTTCAGTATTAGGATCTTGCTCAATAACATACTCTTTGATGACATTTCTAATATCATCTGGTGTAATTGCACCATCGGTAGGAATGCCAACATGTTCAGTGGCATCTAGAACATATGGTAAATGAGATGAACTAGATGTTGGATATTTGCCCTGACTAAAGTCATACGGGGCGTCTAAGTCTGTAACTCTGTAAAGTTCTCTAGCAGAGATCGATGCAGTAGTGTTACCAAGACCAGATCTAATATCGCCAAAAGATATCTGCGTACCAGGAGCACCAGTTAGGAGTTCTTCTGTTTTTTTACTCCAATCATTAGACGCCATGTCTTAAATATCAGGAAAGTGTAAATGTGACTGATCCGACGCCTGCAACACTAATGTATACCTTAGTAGGATCTAAGGCGTCCTGTTCAATATTTAGTGAGGAAGTTCCAGAGGACACATAGGATCTGAAGATACTTGCATCGAAGCAATCAGTACCCTGTGCTGTTGCATATTGGTGCTTATTGTACTGCTTATTGTAAACCATATGGGCAGTACCTAAACCAGGACCAAATGAATTGGATGGATCAAATGGTTGAATCTCGTTATCAACAGTATTGCCAAGATCAGTTCCTCTAGTAGCATCACTATTAGTAATACCACCAACAAATCCAAGGTGAATTGCATACTGACCGACATCAAAGAAGAAGTCAACAGCAGTCGAAATACCCATGGGCTCGTTGCTATTGTCAAAAACGAATGGGATGTTTTCTGTTGTATTAAAGTACAGACAACCACGGAAGTTATCACTAGTAGCAGGACCACCATCAATATATGAAGGCATAGCAAAGTAACCACCCTCAACATGTGACATGTCGAAGCTTGTTCTAGGAGCAAGAGTTCCTATACCAATGCGAATGAATCCAGATTCTGTGCCACCTGCACCAGTAGCTCTCTCATGGAATACTGTATTCTTGTAAACTTCAAAGTTATTTTCTTCTATCGCTGATCCATGCGTACCGATGGCAACACCACCCTCAAAGAGTGAATGACCACCACTAAAATCTACGCCAACTCTACCATGACCAACATATAAGCTAGTATTACCAGCTCTCTTACCAGATGTTGTGCCAATACCAATACCACGGGTATTGCCTTGCATGAAGATCTCGGCATCATCAAATCCAGCGATACCTTCAGCAATTGGGAAGTTAGTTAATGTAGTGTTGAAACCAATTCTAGTTGTAAGGAAGTTTGTTGCCTGACCATCAGTAATATCAAGGTTAGCAACAGTACAGATACCTGCCTCAGAAAGAATAAAGGATGAGAAAATACCATGACCACCAGAATTTAAGTCGCCAGCATCTATTAGGTCACCATAGTTAAGGTTAATACCCGTACATGTGATAACACCAATCGTGTCGATATCACCAGCATCTTTAATCCCACCACTGTTAAGTTCTATTCCGCCACAAGTAACAAATCCAGTTTGAGCGTCAATGTTACCAGCTTGATTAATATCGCCATTGTTCAGGAATAAACCGCCACAAGTAATAATACCTGTACCTGCAAAAATATCTGCAGTACTACTGATACTACCACCTCTAAGATTTAATCCACCAAATGTGCTGATTCCTGTTGCATTAATTTGCTTACAAGTAATGATACCGCCAGTAGCATCAATATTACCTCTAGCTGAAATGAATCCTGAAACACCATCAAGTAAGATCTTACCGAATGTTGCAATTGCACCACCAGTATTGGAGAAGTTACCTTCAACAACAAGATCTTGACATACAACCTTACCAGTTGTAACTACACCAGTGGTATCATTTATAGAAACAGCACCAGTAATATTAACTGGTTGAGTGAAACCAATTTCTGTGCCGCCAATAGCTACGCTACCACCTACAGTCAGTTCATTACCAATTACAAAGTTCTTACCCGCGTTTTGAGTTACATTACCAGTAATTGTCGTGTCATGTAATACACAACTAGATGTTGTAGTTGCAGAAAGAATACCAGTTGCAATAATCTCACCAGCAGTGACATCAGAGACATCAACTGCACCACCAAATGTACCACCGATAGCTAAGTTTCCGCCAACAAAAAGGTCACCAGAGAATGTGCCATCACCCCGAACATCAGCACCGCCAATAACACCAAGACCTCTACCTAATGCAGAGCTAGTAGAACCAACACCAACAAAGTTACCTACACTAATTTCACCACCAAATGTAGATATACCAGTGTTTCTAATAAAGATGCTATTGATACCAATAGATGTAATCTCATCAACTGAAATATCAGGCGTACCAGTTAATCCCGCCGCCACACCTGCGATACCAGTGATATCACCAATAACATTGCCAATAAATCCACCAGCAGCACCAAGTGCGCCAGTGAATGTACCCGTACCAACAATATCGACAGCATAAGATTCCCTCGGTCTAGATGTACCCACACCTACTCGACCTTCTCTTGTAGCTACAACTCTAGGTAAAAATGTAGATCCTTGAAGACCCCATAATTCTAACTGTCCACCATCAGATCCATCTACATTTTGTACTGTTCCGTTGTAAAGAACTGAAAGAAGATCTGTACCCGTTGCAATTTCTTTGAATGAGAGACCACTTCTAGAGTCTCCTAAAGTATTAACACCAACAAATGAAATGGTTTTTTCAATACCATTTACAGTAAGACCTGTTGCTCCACCTGTAATAATACCTGTGGCAATATCGAGTTGACCAAATGAACCTACGCCAATTGTCTCAAAGTTACCAGTACCATTAGTAATAGATTGAATACCACTGATGGATCCAACCATAGCGATATTGCCCTGCTGAGCATTACCGCTTAATGTAAGATTTTTCGCTTCTAATTCTTGATATGTACCAACACCACTAATTGCATCTATTTGAACTATATCACCTACAGCAAAATCTGCCTGTGGGAATGTTACGGATATCCCAACAGGTCTAAACGCATAGATTGTTGATCCTACTCCAGGATTATCATTATCCCATACAGATGTAGGAAGGTTAGTTAAAGCTGAACCATCACCAACAAAACTAGTTGCTGTTACTCTACCATCTGCCGTAATAGTTGCACCAGTTGTACCAACACCAACTTGAAAAGTTGCCTCAGGTACGGTCGTGCCGATGCCAACTGAACTACCTACAGCAACATTAATGTTGCCATAATGTGTAGCAAAACCAATAACATTTACATGTCGTAGATTGGTTTCATTTTCGACAATTACATTGCCACGGACATCGAGAGTCTCACGAGGAATCGTGGTCCCAATACCTACCTGACCACCAACTGATACCAGATCGTTTTCATCGACCTGAACACCATCCCGAAAATTGATAATAGTCTTATAATTCGTTGGCATTATCTTAAGTGAGACAGTCCTTTTTTGTTATTTATCACCCTCAAGTTCATTGACTTTGTTAGTGAGTTCCTTGACAGACTCAATGAGTAGAGGAATTAGTTTGTTATAGTGGACACCTTTTGTGCCATCAGGTTTTGTAGATACTGCCTCAGGGAGAACTTTCTCTACATCTTGAGCAATAACGCCAATGTCATGACCTTTATAGCTCTTGTTACCTTCTTTCCAGTCATACTCTGTACCACGGATTTGCATAACCTTGGCAAGAGGATCTTCAAGTGTGGAAATATTTTCCTTCATAGCAATGTCAGATGTTTGACCATAGAAAGCAACAATATCATCACATACATGCATAGGACCACCACAATATGTGAATCCAGCACCACTCATGAATACATTACCAGAGAATGTGGTAAAACCATTTAGGTTAACTTGCTGCTCAAATGTTACAGATGCAGTATATTTGGTATCAGTTGCAATAGCAACAGCAAATCCAGAAGCAGCATTAAGAACCAGATCGCCAGATCCAGGAACTGTTGTAATTTCTGTCAGATTAGTACCAACACCAACTAGAACATTGTTTAATTTAGCTCCATTGGGGAAAGAACCAGTGATCTCAATAGTTCCACCAAGTTCAACAGTTCCACTAGTGATTAGATCATCAGTGAAGTTAACATCATTGGTGAATGTAACAGGACCATCAAACTGAGACAGAATGTTTTGCTGAGGACCACCCTCAACAATAATTCTCTGTCTAACAATAACTTCATCAAATACAACAGAGTTGTTAGATGCAGTCTCACCAGTTACAGTAGGAATAGGAATACCAAAGGAAGATTCTTGACCACTGGAAGAAGAGATTCTCTTGTTACCAATGTAGAAGTCACCTTCATTATTCAGACCAGTGTATACAACAGTACCACCAGATCTTTCTTGTGCCTGTGACAGATACTCTTCATCATCAGTTAGTGTTCTATCCTGCACCTGAGGAAGACCAGTTGAATAGTTACCAGGACCATAACCAAGATATTCAAATGTGTGACCAGATGCACGGAGAATAGAAGGACGCCGCAATTCGATAGCCAGAGGGTCTATCTTGCGTGCTAATGAGCCAACATAGTGAAGGGCAGGAAGTGTACCTAAAGCGCCTCTGAGGACTGTTAGGGTGTCATTGCCGCCGCCAGATAAACCTGCACTCGCTACTCTTACAATCTCTTTATCAATTTCAAGATAATCTCCAAGTTTCAATCTTAAGTCAGTGCCAATACCAGCGTTAGGAATTTGTACTCTGATAGATGTATCAATGTTATTGATATCGTCCTTGAGTGTTGCTCTCTCACCAGCATACAAAATAGTGTATCTAGATCCAATAGTCTCATTAAGTGCAATCTCTTGCCTATTAGATTCAAAAGCATGTTGATATAACTTGAATCCCGATACATGAGTAATATCATTTACAGTAGTAGATGTAAATGTATTGACACCAGCTACAGTATCGACAAGGAAATCACCTACCTTACCATCAGTTGGATTGACAACTCTGAATTTACTACCTTTCTTGAGACCATGTGGTTCGGCACATGTAAATGTAGTTAATCCAAGAGTATTGTCATAGTGTGTGGATGCAATGCTGACGGAAGGTGAAACTCTCATAGCATATTGTCCTGAGACAATAAGAGGATCACCATCTGTTAGTGCAATAGCTACACTATTCTTGCTAGGAATACTAGCGATTCTATACAAACCATCGCTAGTTGTGCCAATACCAGTAATAGCAATAACATCATTAATAGCAGACGAGATACCTGAAGTAGGAACACCAATTGATGAACCAGCGAATCCTTCAATGGATAGTGTTTCGTTACCTACAAAAGCAGAACCAGGCGCAAATACCTCAAATCCAGTGATAGTTGTAGATCCAAGACCAACAGTGACTGTTGCAGTAGCACCATTCCACACACCAGAATTCAGAAGTCTAGTGTTATATTCTGTCGTTACAGCATAACCAACACCCGATACCAAATTCTCATGAGTAATAAGTCCATTGAGATCGTGTTGATTTTCAAAACTGACTGTTACAATACCAGCAGACACTGTTGTAATGCCAGTAATTGCATATCCGATATTAAATGACTTGTTAAACTTATCAAGAGTCTCTCTAGTTATAGAGTTCTTTAGATCGTTGATCTCGACTTTACCTAGAGGAGCTCTCTTACAGAAAGAAACAGCAGCAGAAGAATTTTGTACAATATTATCTCTATCCTGTTGTGGATAGTAATAGGTAACATTCTGCTTATACTTCTTAGGCGTAAATTCCTGTGGTGGTGCATAAGAAGAATTAAGTAATTCTAGAACATAAACACCATCATTCTGATCTTTAAGGTATTGAGAAACAACAGATGCTCTGTAAACAGTAAAGTTCTTTTGGTTGTTCTTAATAGCAAATCTAGGCAGGAAAAGATTTCTGGAATTTGTTGTGTCAACAAATGTACCAGTGTTTCTCTCTACACCATTTGTATCTGTGTTTTGGAATGTAAATTGATATCCATCAATAATACCATCAACGATAAAGTTACCGTTGTATCCTTTACCATCTACAGCACCAGTGTTATTGGAGTCTTGAACAAGTTCAACTTGAATTTCATCATCAACTTCTACCATGTGAGGAAATTCAGTTCTCACAGTGACAGTATTTGTTGTCTCTGAGATAAATGCGATGAACTGATGATTTCTTCTAAAGTTGTTATCATCTAGTGTGATGGTTGTTGCTGTAGGATCAGATGTCTTAGCAAAACCTGTCAAACTAGAGAGCTGAATGTTGAATCCAGTAACAGGATCTCTAGAGTTTCCTGCCTCTTTAGGAATAACATAACGAACTTTGTATAACTTATCTTCGATACTTCTACTATCTTCATATCTTTCAATGAATGAGATGTTAGTCCCTTCATTATCAAATACATAATCACTAGTTTCTATTTGATTGTAGATATCATTATTAGTATCACTGTGGATAAACCACTGATTCTGATTCGCATCCCACTGAATAGGTTGGGCAAGTTGACCAGAATCTTTATCAGATACTCTACTTTCAAGTCTCAGTTGTGTACCACCAATAATCCCAATGGGTACATTGTTAATAGCATTAGAGAATGTTGATGCAACCTTAATTTCTGTGGGACTTACAACAATAACATAGTACAATCTATTGAGTGTAACTCCTTCTGGCAAATCTCCATCATCACTGTAAATTCTAATAGACTCACCAGTAATCAGACCAATATTCCCATCTAAGCTCATAGAGAACTGAGAGTTTGGTGCAGTCAATCTAGCTTTCTTAGTACCAGTTTGTGTTCCCAGAGCTGCTGTTGCAATGCCAGTCAACTCATTCTCAAGCATTTTAACACCAGAGGAGAATACTGTACCTCCAATGTTTACCTTGATCTGTTCATCAAATCTAGCACCAATTCGGAAACCCTGAGAGAGTGATAGTGGTGGTTCATCTTCCCTATCAAAACCAAAGATGTAAAGGTGACTAGAAACACCTACATTCTTAGTTTTAGTTACATCAAACTGATAGAAACTTACAGTATCAATCTTAGAATCAGATATATCTACATGTTGAGGTGTAGTGATGTGTGTGATATATCCTTGGTCATCTCTTGGGAAAGCATCAGGTCTAAAACCATCAGCAATCAGAGAGAATTGACCAAAGTTAGAGTTAGAGTTAGTGATAGATGCGTCAGCACCACTCTCACCTAAGAAGTGAGCATTGTATCCGATAGCAAACACGGATACAACCTGAACAACAGCGTTGTTTGAGATCCTAATGTGCGACTGTTCCCATCCCTGTCTGTAAACAGCACTAGAGTCTAGGTGATAAACAGTAGTAGCATCTGTAGATGAAGATAGTGCTGCAAGCTCAGAACCTTTTACCTCAGGATATGTGATGCCTTCATATAATCTTGTAGTTGGATTATATTTAACAAACGCACGGTCATCTTTCTGGAGTGAAATACCCGTAAATTGGGCAACAACCATCGAACGGAAACCAGTGGCTTTGCTACCATCAGTGTGCATACCGTTCATGCCAAAGACAGAACGCAGCGAGATATTAAAGATATAAGGAGATGCGCCAGTTACAGTATCAGATTCAATTGTAACTACTGCGCTAGTAATATTAGACGGTGTAGCAGGTAAGTTGTTTGGGAATGTGGGTAGACTATATGTAAATGTGGTTGAGTCTACAATAGACTGAACAAATGTAGAGATATTATACTGAGATACATTAACCCCACTAATCTTAACAGGGGTGCCAGCAGTCAAACCATGAGTTTGCTGTGTAGTAACAGTAACCTGAGATGTAGGAGACAATCCATCACCAGAGATGATACTTGCAATCTCTAGAGGGTCATCACCAAGAGCACCAACAATCTCAAATTCAGGACGAACTTTCTCAAAGTCACCCTGATTGTCTGGCCATTCATATGTAATAGCACGACCAGATGCTTCTTGGAAAGCATAAGTCAGCTTGTAATAATACATGCTGAGGTCAGTATTGTCATATCCTTTGACCTCATTAACACCATCAGCATACTCAAAGCATGTCAGTTTATGGTGAGAGAATGTGGGGAGAGATCTATTATCTTCATCAAATCTTTGGTGGTCAGTATATACTAAGCGATCATCTTTTCCATCAAACAGAGAGAACTGCCACATGTAGCAGTTACCAGTAATTCTAAAGATAGAACTATTAGGAACACCATCATCTGTAGGGTTGGGTACATACAGAGGACGGATCTTTGTCTTTCTGAGGTCAAGACCAACTAGAGATGTACCTCTAGGGATGATGACACCACCGTTAACTGAATTAAACCTGTAGAGAGTATTATCGTTTACAGTTAAATCAAATTCACTAGTCAAAGACAGTGCAAACTCTGAAGTTGCTACTGTTTCTGCACCGATAGGAGATACGCCTACAGCTCTACTAGGGTCAGAAGGATCTTTCTTGATTGCAAATCCAGGTCTGTTATCAATAAAGTGCTCACCTGGGAACAAGAGAATAGTCGTCTTGTCAGTAATATCGTTATCAAATCCTGTCTGGTATGAGAATCTAGCAGATTCTAATAGTGCTCGCTGAATAGTTTTGAAGGGTTTTGTTAAGGAATTACCCTGATTAGTGATTGAGTCGGTAGCATCAAGATCATTAGGGTTAACATAAAGAATTTTACCCTCAGTATTCTTGATGAAATTCTCTAGTTTATTAAGTGGCATCTCTCTTCAGACTGAGAATGGTTGTGCTCTGACTATTTAGACTAAATAAGCAGTGATCTATACGGCTAATTGTCATGTCTGATATTAGACCGATGAAATGGGTTGCAATCGGAGCTGGAGCACTGTTCGGTATCGCCCACATTGGACTTTTTGGTTATATTATTAATAAACCAGAACAACCAGAAACCCCGCAAGTCCCTGCTATCAATATTCCAAGAGGAACTCCTTACTCCTCTTATAGAATTGAAGCAAACAAAGAAGGATATAGTATTGAATATAAAGCAAACGATCCTGCCATCTTAGAGTCACACAGATCTCTTGATCTTGATAAGAAGAAGGGTGGACTCTTTGGTGGTAATGGTACAGAAAGGCGTAGCGAAAGCCGTTACGATCAGTACACCATGGATGGCACCAGAAACTTAGGAGGTGCAACAGGTGAAGGGGGAAAGTCTGCCAAAGAGATAGAGTGTATCGTGGCGGACGCTGGAGCACGATCACAAGGTGCAATGGCAGGTAGTGCTATCGCTGCTGGTGTTGCTGTCCCTGCTGTTGCTAGTATCCCTTATGTTGGATGGTTAGCAGGAGGTTGGGCTTTACTTCTAGGACAAAAAGCAGGGTCTGAATTGGGATCCCAAGTTGGGACAGTATTTAATGATTGTTAATAATGAAAGACTTAAAGGTTCCTTTTGCGATTGTATCATTCCTACTTGTTCAGGGTGCTGGTGCCGTATGGTGGGCATCCCAAGTTGATGGTAGGGTAAAGAGTTTAGAAACTCT